ATCCGGGCGGCTACGACGTGCCCATCGTAACATACGACCCCTCAAATGCTAACGGGGTGGTCTGGGGAAAGATTCACATCGCTGTCAGGGTCGAGGTCGAGGCGAGCTGATTGTGGGCAGGTGAGAAAGTGAGCAGGTGGGAAAGTGAGAAGAGAAATTAGGAAAGAGAAATAAGGTATAATCCTTCAACCGTGAACCGTGAACCGTGAACCTTTGAACCCACATCCTTAGTGCCTTAGTGACAAAAATATGAAACCACCGCTTACACAGACGCAGCTCCGGCTGATCGAGCACTTTTCAAGCACCCGGTTTAACGGGGAGTTCTGGAACTGTGTGAGCATGCGGGGGGCGCTGCGGAAGTTGTTGGCACAGGTGAAGTACTTGGAAAAAGAGGTTCAGAAGGTTGAAGGGTTAATTTTTTTTAACGGTGAACCCTGAACCGTGAACCGTGAACCCGGAAGCGTGAACCGTGAACCCGGAAGCGTGAACCGTGAACCTAAAAATCGGAGATTTTTAAAATGGAAATAATGCCGCCGTTGACGTATTCCGTGGCGATTTTACAGATTTTGGGACTGCCCGGGTTGATATTTATCATTTGGTATTTTGACAATAAGCGGTTTGTGCGACAGGAGGCCGCGCGCAAGGCCGAGCAGCAGGTCATCCTGGACCAGTACCGGGAGGATGTATCCGAAATCAAGCGGCTGTACGAAAGCAATGTTCGCCTGGTAGGCGACTGCACCCGGGCGTTTTGCCGGCTGGACGGCATATATGTCCAGGTTGTTGAAGTGATATCTCTCAACACCCAGACCCAGACCGAGCTGGTGGAAAGCATAAAAGGAAATCAATACTGCCCGATTGTTCGGAGCAAAGGAAAACCCACATTATGAACATGGAACGAGCGGCATTAAAAGGCAAACTGGCAATGGCCAGGGAAAAAAAGATCCGGCTCATGAGCAAGTTCGAGGCGTTGTCTCGCGCCATCCGCCAGGGGCTCAACACGGCGCTCACCGATATCGAGGATATCGAAATCCCCCAGCTCTCCGAGATGTGGTCCGACCTGGAAGTATGCTGGGCAGAACTGCTCGGCATCCGCTCGGATATCGAGCGCATTAAAAAGGAGCTGGACTAATGGCGGCCAAAGGAGACCGGGCGGCCCTTGAACCGCAGGCCCTGCGTCTGTACGTGGACGGCTGCAATTTGAGCGAGATCTCCAGGCAGTTGGAGGTGAGCGATACCACGCTCCGCCGCTGGAAATCCGAATCCGCCGTGCCCGGTGATGAGGTGGACGGCTGGGATCGCGGGAGGCAGCAAAAGCGGGGCAATATCCAGCGATTAAAGGATCTATTCGAGCGGCAACTGGAATATGTGGAGGGCCTGGCCCCGGAAGAAGTGACCGCGCCCATGATGGATACATTGAGCAAATTGGGCGCCCTGGTGGAGCGGTGGGACAAAATCGAAAAGGCCCGGACCGTGGCCGCCGACGTGGTCACCGAAGTGAGAAAAAGAGGGCTTTCCGATGAGGCCGCCGAGGAGATCCGGAGTAAAATATTAGGAGTTGCCAGTTAATGAAAGGTTATCCGGGAAAAGAGAATCGAACCCGACGCACGCCCGGCGTGTTTTTGCCGTATCAGCAGCGATGGGTTTCGGATATGGCGCCGGTCAAGATCTGGGAAAAGAGCCGGCGCATCGGCGCGTCCTGGGCCGAGGCCGGTGAGGACGCATTGCTGGCCGCATCCGAGAACGGCATGGACGTTTTCTATATCGGCTATAACAAGGATATGGCCTTGGAGTTCATCGAAGACTGTTCGGACTGGAGCAAATTTTACAACCAGGCCGCCGGTAAAATCGATGAATTTATCTGGGAAGATGAAGGGGAAGAAAAAAAGGGCATCCAGGCGTTTCGCATCCGGTACCCCAGCGGATGGAAAGTCGTGGCCCTGTCGTCACGCCCGGCCAACCTTCGCGGCAAGCAGGGTAAAATCGTGATCGACGAAGCGGGATTTCACGACGACCTTCCGGGGCTTCTAAAAGCTGCAATGGCCATGCTAATGTGGGGCGGTCGTGTAGTGATCATCAGCACCCACAATGGAGACGACCACCCGTATAACGAATTGATCCAGGAAGTCCGGTCCGGAAAGAAACCGTACAGCGTGCATCGAACCACCCTGGACGATGCGCTCAAAGAGGGGCTTTATCAAAGGATATGTCTCCGCCTGGGTAAAGAATGGACCGAGGAAGATCATGAAAAATGGCGCGAGACCCTTGTGGATTTTTACGGGGACGATGCGGACGAAGAGCTGTTCTGCATCCCGTCGAAGGGCGGCGGAACCTATCTGACCCGGACCATGATCGAGGCGTGCATGTCCGACGAAATCCAGGTGTTGCGCTGGGCCCCGCCGGCAGAAGATTTTACGGACTGGCCCGACACCTTGAGGTATCTGGAAGTGGAGCAATGGTGCAAAGAGAATTTAAAACCCCTGCTGGACGCTCTTCCGAAATTAAGCTCTTGGTTCGGGGAAGACTTCGCACGGCTCATAGATTTGACGGCCATATGGCCCATCCAGGAAATGCCCGGGATGACGTATTGGACGCCCTTTGTCCTTGAGCTCAGGAATTGTCCGTTTCAGCAGCAAGAGCAAATGCTGTTTTATGTAGTTGACGGGTTGCCCAGATTCTCCGGCGGTGCCCTGGATAAGGGTGGCAACGGCGCTTTTCTGGCCGAGCGGGCACGGCAAAGATACGGCCCCGACCGCATCGAGGAGGTCTCGTTTTCACCGGCCTGGTATATCGAAAATATGCCGCCCATGAAAGCGTGCTTTGAGGATAAGACCACGACCATCCCCAGGGACTCCTATATCCTGGATGATTTCAGGGCCATCAAAAAAATAAAAGGCGTGCCCCGGGTCCCGGTGGATGAACGCACTACCGGCAAGAAGGGCGGCAAGCGCCACGGGGACACGGCCATCGCCAAATGCCTGGCCATATTTGCGGCAAGGAATTTGAGCGGCGGGCCCATAGAATTCGAATCCACTAAAACAAAAAGAAGTTTCACCCGAATGGGGAATTATCTCAATGGCTGAAAAATCAATCAAAAAATCCGCCACAAACCCGGCGGGCAAGCCCGTGACCGATGAGATCGCCACTACGCATAAGGATCTGGACATATTTACCGGGTGGCTCAATCGCCTGGAAAACCCGGACCCTACCCTGCGCACGGAATCGGCGGGCAAGGGCCTCAAACTCTATGACGAGGTGGACCGTGATCCCCATGCGGGCTCGGTATTGCAAACCCGGTATTTGAGCGTGGCCGGCAAAGAGTGGGACGTGCTGCCCGCCGACGATTCGGACTCCGCCAAAACCATCGCGGATTTCGTGAAAAAAGCTCTTGAAAACACCAATTTCACGCAGGCATGCCAGGAATTGCTCCAGTCCGTGCTTTACGGGTTTTTTGTAGCGGAGGTCATGTGGGTGGTCAAAAACGGAAATGTGGTTCCGGCAAAGATCATGGGAAAACATCCCCGCCGCTTTTCCTTCACGATGGAACGGGAACTGCGACTGCTCACGCCACAGGACATGGTGGAAGGCGAGCCGGTTCCGGATCGCAAATTCATTGCCCATTCCTACGGCTCCACGGACAACCCCTATGGCAAGGGGCTGGGCCAGAAACTCTGGTGGCCGGTATGGTTCAAAAAAAACGGGATTAAGTTCTGGCTGGTTTTCCTTGAAAAATTCGGCATGCCCACCGGGCTCGGCAAGTATCCGCCGGGAACGCCGCCGGAACAACAACAGGCATTGCTGGACGCTATTGACGCGATCCAAAATGAAACCGGCATCAAAATACCCAATACAATGGCCATTGAGCTTTTGGAAGCCACCCGCACCGGGAAGGTCACTCATGAAACCCTGTGCGAGTACATGGACAAGCAGATTTCAAAGGCGGTTTTAGGCCAGACCGCATCTACCGAGGGGACCCCGGGTAAGCTGGGCAATGAAGAAATCCAGGAAGAAGTGAGGCAGGATATACTAAAGGCCGATGCGGACCTGTTGTGCGAAAACCTGAACCCTACGCTGGTCAAGTGGATCGTGGATTATAATTTCCCCGGGGTTATCGTGTATCCCAAGCTGTGGATCAGAACGGAGAAAGAAGGGGATCTCAGGCCGTTGGCGGAACGGGACAAGATTATTGCCGGTGATATCGGCGTTCCGGTGGGAAAGCGGTATTTTTATGACACGTATAATATTCCGGAGCCGGAGGACGGCGAGGAGGTTGTGGACCCGGGGAGCCGGGGAACCGGAGAATTTGCGGAGGCCGGGCGATTTACAAAAGAGCAAGAAAACATCGAGGGCCTGGTGGACCGGTCTATGATTCGGGCAAAACGTGCGATTTCCGGGCTGTCCGGTCCGGTGAAAAAAATCGTGACAGAGGCCAATTCCCTGGAGGAAATCCGGGACGGTCTTTTTTCCGCATACGGAGATATGGACCGGGCCGAGTTCGAGGAGTTGCTGGCAAGGGCTATGTTTACGGCGGAGCTTTATGGAAGGGCCTCGGTCAATGAGAAAATAAATCTGTAGGGCAGCCTGTCCCACAAAGGAGGATAATTATACAGTGGTTTCATTT